ATACAGATGCAGTTACAGATTAGAGAAAAAGAAGTAGAACTTGCTCAAACATATGAAGATATTAGACTTGCCTCTGAGAAAAATTTAAATGCAGCTCTTTTAGATAAAGACTCAGCAGATCTTAGACTAAGAATCGCTCAGGAAGAGCAAACAGCTGTAATAGGAAGAAATCGTGCTGAAGTAGCTAGAGTTCAAGCGGAATTTGCCATTAGAAGAGAAGAGTTAGATGAAAGAAAAAGAGCCTTAGAAGCTTCTAGACAATCCGTAACAGATACTGGGTTAGCTACAATGATGCAAATTAGACATGATGAAGATATGTATAATTTTGAATTAGAGCTTAACAGACAAAGAATAAATCAGATAAATAAACAAGCAGAAATTTTCAGTAGTCATACAAATGCTTTGGCTAAGATCTTTGGTCTTGAAGTCGGGTCTAAACGCGCATTACCAGGTATGTCTGCTGAAGATAGAAATACATTGGTAGAAGAGGCTACTAAGGAATTTACTGATATTGTAGGTAATACAACTGGAAGAGTTACAGCACTAACAGCTTTTCAATCAGCTAATGAAGCTAATATGAGAAATATCTTTGGAGCAAGAAGAGATGCCGCTGCCGCTGCATATAGAGCAGGTGAAGGTAGGATTGGTGCTGAATTAGGTTCAGTAGGTAAACAGCAAAAACAATTATCAGTACTTGAACAGGCTCAATTAAAACTGATAAGACTAGAAGGAGAGTTAGCTAAGAAAAGAGCAGATGGAGCTGTTGATACAGCTGCTGAAGAACAAAAATTAGCGGATTTACGATTTAGAATTAGACAAACTGACTTACAAAATGAGGAAACAAGGTTAAAGCAACAAAAAGAAAGACAAGAAGCAGACTTAATGTTCACTAAAGAGATGGCAGCATTAAAGAGCAATAATTTATTCGGAGCCTTATCCGAGTCCATCGGTATCTTTAGAGATAAGACTACAGACTTTATCACCACTATGCTAACCGACGTTATCAATGGTACTGCTAAAGCTAAAGATGTCTTTAAGAAATTTATGCTAGATCTCTTACTTGAGATTCAGAGAACTATCATTAGAAGAAATATTTCTGAACCTATTGCTACAGGCATAGCAGATATATTAGACAAAGGGTAAAACGCCGCTTTTCCATCTACTACCGCAAGTAATCAAGTAGCTATAGGCGGTGAGATAAAAAGAATGGCTTCTGGCGGCCCATCCGGTAGAGATAGAGTATTTGCTCTTTTAGAACCCGGTGAGTACGTTATTCGCAGACCCGCTGCAATGGCTATAGGTAAACGTAATCTAGATCACTTAAATGCTATGGGGCCTAATAAATTCGAAATAGGCGGAGGTCTTTCAGATATAGGAGGTGGATCTTTTGAAGCTGGAGGCGGTTCTGATTATAGTATTGGTTCCGTAACTAGCGAACCTTTAGGAGGTTTTTATTCTTCAGGCTCCGACTATCTAAGTACGTTAGCTAACGATATGCTATCCGGACCATCGCAATCTTCTGGATTTTCTCTGGGAGATTTCATCTCCAGTGCATTTACAAATTCCACCATAGGTAGCGTTGTGACAGGAATTACTGATATTTTCAGCGGTAACAAATCTGTCTCTGAAGTAATAGAAAGCGTAGCGGAAAAAGCTTTTGATGTAGAGAGAGGCGGTATTTCTAATATAATGAGTATGGGCTTACCTTTTGGTGCTAATTTTGTAATTGGCAGTTTACTAGATCTTATATCAGGATTACCGGGAGAGAGAATTTACCCAAGCGGCGACGGAAGAGCGATTGGTGGATATATTAGGCAGATGGCCGCTGGTGGTTACGCAAATCTACGAGATAGTGTGCCTGCTCTATTGGAGCCAGGAGAATTTGTTATTCGTAAACCTATGGCTAAAGCTATAGGAGGAAGTATTCTTAATCAAATGAACGCAACTGGACAAATGCCTGTAGGTAATGTTATGGTTAATGTTAATAATCAAGGTACCCCACAAACTGTTCAAGGAACTCCTAAGATTACTCGTCAAGGAGAAAATATCGTGATAGATATTATAGTAAAAGATATTCAAAATAATGGCCCAATTCGTCAAACCTTGAGAGGAATGAGATAATGCCTCAGACCTACCCTTCAGACGCTACTAATGGTATATATACAATGACCGATAAAAAACCTGATCGCGGTTTTTCTGAAGAAACTAGATATGATAGTATCATGTTTGAAAGTCAGGCAGGATACGAAGCTCGGCGTCAGCGTAGTCGTAGACCTAAAAGACGCTATACCTTAACCTATACTAATATAAATGGTAATTATAAAAAAGCCATTCAAGACTTCTATAATGCAAGAGGTGGAGATTTTGAAGCTTTCTATTTTAATCTTACACATATAAATAGTACTGGTACTGTAGGAGTTCGTTTTGAAGGATCTTTGCAAATCAGTCAAATAGGTAGTGGATCAGCTACCGATCAATCTAAAAATATCTTTACAGTCAGTATTGTTCTGCAAGAAGTATTCATTTAAAGGAGATTAGCTATTACTGCTCGTAATTATGATTATATTTTAACTCTCTCCAGTGTTTCTGGTTTTAAAACAGGTAATGTAGTAGTTGACCCGTCTACTAATGCAGTAGGTCAAATTGCTAACGTTATCTCCTCTACTAATACTTTAAAAATTAAACTATTAGAAGGTACGGATTTTAAAATTGGAGATACTTTAAGAAGTAACACCACTCTTTTATCAGGTACATCAGACAGTTCTAACGTTACTGGAGGTATTTATAGTACTTATACAGAAGTAATTACAGCTACTAGCACTATTACTGGAGTATCTCTTAATAAGTATATTAATGAGAAAAACTCGGTAGAACAAAGACCTCTTGTTAGACTTTATACTATATATTATCCAGGAGAGTGGTATCCTCCAAATGCTAACGGTAATCCTTCTGGAGGCGGAGAAGGATATGCTTGGCCAGCGGGATTCCCGTTCCGGGTAGCGGAAATTAGAGCAGATACTATTCCAGAAAATGATTATAGTGTCTATATGGATGGTATTAGTTATACTCCGTATCCTATCAATAGCGGCTCTATTAGTGTAGACGGTTCTGGTAAAATAGGAGAAATAAACATAACTTTATCTAATTGGGATAATGTTATTACGGATTTAGTCGAAGAGTCTTTTTTAGTAGGCAATAATGCTTCTAACGCTGTAAGCGCTATTGTTAACGGTCAAACTGTTAGTAATATCGATCCCAAAACTAACCCCTTAAACCCAAACTATAATTCAGCTTATGCTCTTAGTAGAGGTGGAAATAATATACCATATGACTATGAGTCTACAATAGCTGCGAAGGGTACTTGGACCCCTCTTAAAAGAGATACCCGAGACTTATTAGGTGGAGTAGTTGAGATTAAATCTACTTATGCTAATTTTTTAGATGTTTGGCCAGAGTATAGCGTAACAGTAGGTTCAACAAGTGGTACTACTATAACAATGAGAAATACTCTTCCATATAGAGTAGGAGATTCAATAACTGCATCTATCTCTTCAGGCGCTACTACTTTTACTATTACAGCAATAACCCCAACAACTATTGTTGTTAACACAGATGTTGGATTATCTACTACTTTTCCGGCTGGTAGCAGAGTTTATATAGTTAACACAGAAAGAGATTCGGAAGCTTACTCAACTGATAGATTTAAAATTGATAGTTTAACTAGTCTAGATGATAGAGCAGCTACTTTTTCTTTAGTTAACTGGCTTCAGTATTTTAAACTTCAACTACCTAAAAGAAAATATTATAAAAATACATGTTCTTGGACTTATAAAGGTAGAGAATGTAAATATCCTGCTAATGCAGACCAATACCCTCTTATACCAAGTTCTAACACTTTAACAGCTAATGGCACCTTGTTAGCCGATGGTGTGAGAGCTAACGGTTTTTTCTCTATTCAAAATGTGAGAGTATATAGTGCGACAGATGATGTATGCGCTAAAAATCTAGAAGCTTGTAGACTAAGAAATAATGAATCTAACTTCGGAGGATTTCCAGGAGTAGGTAGAACATTACCTAGATGACTAATTGGGCTTCTTATCTATCTATTAGTCCTAAAGACTATAATTGTTGGACTTTTATTGAAAAAATACATAAAGACAAAATAGGTATATGGACTCCAGAATTAGAAAAGCTATACTCAGAGCTTAAAACTAGATGGGGATCGAAGATTAACGTTGATCAATTATCTTATATTGCTCAAAATAATCAAGGAATTCAAGTTTCTTTAGCAGAAGTTAAAGAATATGATATATTAGTTTTTTCATTTCCGTCAGGTAGGCCTTACCATTTCGGTCTCTATATAGGTAAAAATCAATTTATTCACTTAAGACATTATCCAAAAATAGACGATTTAAACGGTGAGTGGAGAAATAAATTAAAGGCTATTTATAGACATGATAACAGAACAAAAATTTAGCGAATTAAAATCTCAAATGTCTAAGCATTTCGTTGGAGAGTATCCAAGAGAAGCTTGTGGTATAATTACTAGTGATTGGGAGTATTTCCCATGTAACAATATTAGTCCTAGTGCTAAAAATAGTTTTATCTTAGATCCTGTTGATCTATTAAAGTATGAAGATGTAGCTTGGGGTATTGTACATTCTCACCCAGGTAGCGATAATCCTATACCAAGTGAGCGAGATGCTGCTAGTACAGTATTTGATTGCTATAAATTTATAGTGGGATTCTCAAATAAGTTTTTTATATACTGGTATGATCGCAAACTGGAAACTCTTATTTATGAGGAGTTAACTCCTTATCATTTCAATGATTAAAGTTATATTTCATAAAAGTTTATTACCTTATACAGAAGGTAATAAAGAAATTAACGTAGAGAGGGATAGTTATTTATTTATTACTTTAAACTGTTTAAATCTATTTCCTAAGCTGGAAAAAGTAGCAAAACAACACATAAATAATAGCAAAGAAGATTTAGCGCTAATAGTAAATGGTAAAATTATAGATATAGATCGAGTTTTTTCTCTACCAGAACATAGTGATACTATACATATAGTTCCTATATTTTATGGAGGGGATCCGGCGTCAAGTCTCGCTTTTTTAGTTTCTTTTGCATTTAATACAGTTTTTAGCTTAGTTCAAGGATATGATTTAGGACAAGCATTAGTAAGAGGAGCTATCGGAGGAGCGTTTGCAGCAGCTGGTGCTTATATTGGTGGAGCTATTTTTGGACCCGCAGCAGGAGCTAAAGCTACGACTGGACAGGCACTAGGACAAGCTGTAGTATCTGGAGTCTTTATGGTTTTAAGTAATTTTGTTGTTAACGCTGTTACAGGACCTCCTCCTAAAGACAATACTTTAGATAATAGTAGTAGACAGCAAAATGATCCGTTTGGTAGTATTGAAAATACCACTGGCCAAGATGTTGCAATACCTCTTAACTATGGTATGCTTAGAGTAGGTGGTCATTATCTTAGTATGAATATAGAAACAGCTACGGATCAAAGGCTTTCAGATCCAGAAGTATCTGAAAGTAACTTATTAGACTATAGCGGATTAAGTGGGGGTAATAATGATGGATATGGCAGTTTTGGATTAGATAGAGATTTTGCCAGTATAGCAGGCCAATTAGGAGACGCCCCAACTCCAACAGGTACTTCTGGTTTGACTCCAGATCAATATTAGGAGAAATGGCGTAACATGAAAACAATAATATTTCATAAGAATCTTGTGCCATTAACGGGTATAAAACAGGTGTCGGTAAAAGCAGACACACTTGTCGATATACAGCTATTTTTAGAAGCATTCTATCCTAAATTTTTTAGTCATTTTAAAGTTAATAATCATGTAAGATACACTTTTTTACAAGAGGATGGAACCACTATTCCTAAAAATTGGATTTATCAAAATAAAATACCTCACGAGGTTTGCACGTTAAAAATAGTACCTGTTATTAGTGGAGGTTATCCGGGAGTTTTTGAAGCCATTTCTACTTCCTTAGCTCAATTTAGTCTTTCAGATTTTTTACTTAAGACTGCTTTTAGTTTAGCAGTTAATTTTGCGTTAAGTGCAGTTATCCAAACTTTATTACCACAGCCAACAAAGAGAACAGATCCTACAAGAGAAAACGATATTTTTGGTAGTATAGTTAATACTGCTGATTCTGGTATTTCAATACCTCTTAATTATGGTATGCTTAGAGTAGGAGGTCAATATTTAAGTTCAGAATTAGAAACAGCTACGGATCAAAGGCTTCCAGATCCAGAAGTATCTGAAAGCAACTTATTAGACTATAGCGGGTCAAGCGGTGGTAATAGTGAAGGGTATGGTAGCTTTGGATTAGACAGAGACTTTACTGGTATAGCAGGTCAATTAGGAGACGCCCCAACTCCAACAGGTACCTCTGGTTTGACTCCAGATCAATATTAGGAGATAATCTTTGAGAAAAAAATATTATTTTAAAATAGGAGAAAAATTAGTTCCGTGTATTTATGGCGGAATGCCTTATACTCCTGTAGATTTTAGTCTGCCACTAAAAAGGGAGAGTCTGCCAGACGATAGAGATGTAAATATTATTTCATCAACGGATTATTTTTACGGAGTTTTAGCTTTAGGAGAAGGTCCTATATATGACATTAATCCTAATGGTCCGCAAGATATGGAGTTTAATGATACATCTCTTGATGATTTAATAGACTTTACTACTAACACATTTGATAACACTAAAGTAGCCGCTTTTACAGTACTGGGCAATCCTACTTTAAAAGGGGTTCCTAGAGACTTTAATACTTATTTTGGTAGAGTCTCTACTCCACAATATATGTCAAGTCCCGTACAGTTAAGATATGGTAATATTACGGGTATACCTAAAACTAGTATAACACAAGAAACTAGTGCCTCCAATTGGGATGCTTTAGATTTCAGTTTTACTATAAATAGTTTATTCCAGACTGACGATGAAGGTAACTTTAATCCTTTTACAGTGGGAATAAAAATATATATTTATAATAAATCTACTTCTAATTTATTAGGAGAAATTGCAGGACAATTTACTAATCCATTAGAGATAACAAAAACAGGAAATGTACAAAATCCTGTAAAATTTCAAGTTAAGGTAGTTATTCCGGCGGCTTATAAAAGCTCTGATGGATACAGATTTACTATAGAAAAAAATACTTTTGATTATAATCCAGAATCTAAAATTTCTGAAAGTATAATATTCAATGGCTGGGAAGAGATTAGACATAGTAGAGTATGGTATCCTAGAACTGCTTTACTTGGATTAGTTCTAAGATCCTATGCTGAATATTCAGGTAGTATTCCAGTAATAACCTCTCTTATAAAAGGGTTATTAGTAAAAGTACCTTCTAATTACAATCAACCTATTTTAGAAAATGATCAGATAGATTGGAGAGAGCTTGAGGTTCCGCGCGGAGATGAGAATGTATCTAGAGATTTAAGAGAGACTTATAGGCAATATAGTTATCCTATATGTGGATATAGACTTGAAAGTTCTGGGTCAGCCGTGCAGAATGATAGAAATCCAATAATCTACAAAGGAATATGGGATGGTACTTTCGTAAAAAAATGGACTCAAAATCCCGTATGGATAGTATATGATTTACTTACTAATACTTCTTACGGATTAGGTATTCCAGAAGAGTATATTGATAAATTTAAATTTTATAAAGTAGCTGAATATTGTGATGCTGTAGATAGCACAACAGGTAGGTATCAAGGTGTTGTAGGTTATGCTGATGGTACTTTTAGGTATAAGCCAAGGGGATACACAAGACAAAATGTTGGAGGACTATCCGTAGATGCAATTAAAAAAATAGTATATACTGAAAATCAAATAGGTCTTCCTGCTGGTACACAAGTAAGAGAACGACGTTTTATATGTAACATAAGTATTACTACACAAGCTCCTGTAATGGATATCATTAATCAGATAACAGCTATTTTTAGAGGTATCTTAATTCAGACAGGCGGAAAAATATCTTTAAATGTTGACTTACCTGATGAGTTACCTGTTGCAGTATTTAATGAAACTAATATAATAAAAGATACTTTTCAAATTACAGGAATAAAAGAGTCAGAGATTTTATCTGGAGTCGATGTCAGCTACCTTGATCCCACTAACCATTATAAGAGAGAAACAGTTAGAGTAGATGATCCAGCTATTTATCAAGAAGTAGCGTATACTAAAAGTGTAGATTTAGCAGGATGTGATAGGCGTAGCCAAGCTATGAGGTTTGGTCAGTATTTATTAGCATCTAGCAAATATATTAGAAGAAAAGTAAATTTTAAAACTACGTCTGAAGCAGTTAATCTC